GCGGGTTATAATTAGTTCCATTACCTAAATCCACTTCTGCAATGCCGTCCGCATCTAAAAATACCCCGTCAGGAACCATGCGAGATAGCACTTGTTGCAATTTAAGATGCGTTATTTGAATCATATCTGCAAAAGATGTCATTCTACCTACTAATGATTCAGGCTTTCCTTTATATATTCTTGGCGCAACTATATTATAACTCATCTGAACTTTTGTAATATCAGATTTAGGTCTAGTCATATTAATACATTTTTTCCACCCTAGTAATTTTTCATGACCAATTATTTTAGCTCCTTCATATAATACCTCAATAGATCTATTTACTTTTTCAAACCTAGCTCTAGAATCTTTAGGAGGATTAAATGTATCATCTTTTTTTAATGCTTTATCTGCGCCTGTAGAAGTTTCTTTTATTTTATAAACTTGATTTTCATATGTTTTATATTCAAAATATAACACATATAAATAATTTTTATCAGTACCGTCATCAGAATAAGATTTATTATATAATTGTATATTACGTGAGTTATATCCTTCTAACTTTTCTATATCTTCTTCTGTTAATTCAGGATACTGTTTTTTTAATTCAGCAATAGTTACTCTTCTTATTTCTCCTACATAATATAAATCTTCAAAATATGGAGATTCTGTATATGAATAAACTAAATCAGATGGATCAACATATTGTAATTTAATACCCTCTGCTGTATTAAAGCTGTTTTTAACACACCCCATTCCAATAACAGCAATATCATAATCAATTCTTTTCTTTAATAAATTATATTTATTTGTATCAAATATATTATTAATAGCTTCTTCTTCAGCAATTTCTATTGATTGTTTATAATCTAATTGCATATGTAATTGCAATTCTTCATCACTTTCTGGTAAATTATTTTTATCCGTTTTAAATAAATTTAAATCTAATTCTGTTTCAACAGTATCTAATAACTGTTTATTTTGCATATCACTTATTATATTTTCAACATATTTAGTTCTTTTATTAACTGAAGCTGGATCTTGTGAGTATGCTTTTATATCATATGTTCTTTCTGCAATACCATTTACAACTATATCTACAAACTTAGGTATAATCGGTACTGGTTTCCAATCTAAATTTAAATAACTTAAATCTCCATTTATAGATAATTCATCTTTATATTTTTGAATGCTTTGTTCCCCTCTTGCATATAGTCTTAATCTATGAAAATTATCTCTATTTGCAAAGTAACGAGTACCTCCCGATTCTTTTCTAAACCATTCTGATTCTATTGCTTTTGCAACTTGCAAACCATATTCAGAACTAGCTTTCTCAGCGTCAGATACTGCTTGACTTGGAAAAATACCTTTTGTAATTACTTTTGCCATTTATTGTATTATTTTTGAAAAATTTCCTTTATTGTTATATTTAGAAAAACTAAAACTAACTTTGTTTTTTATTTGTTTTTCAGGTATAGGGGTATATAAATTTTTATTACATGCCATAATTGCTAAACCTGAGCTAATGGCTGCATCAAACTTTGTTCTTTTATTTATATCAAATTTAGCCCAATCATTTAATGTTGTATTAAAATACATATCTCCATAAGAAGAATCTTCTTTTTGACCAACATATGTATTAATATAGCTTTCTATAGCGGCCGCATGTGCTTGCCTTATATCTTCACTTGAGTTTGGTATGCCACCTATTTCTTTTTCAGCAGCTGATAATTTATTCCAAACTTTATCAGGTCTATTCATTGAATAACCTCTGTAGCCTCTTCTTTTTAAATAGTATAATAATCTTGGTTTATTATTTTCTGCAAGTATTGGCATACCATAAAAATGTAATGCCATTAATATATCTTCAAAAAATATTTCAGCCGTTTGAGGCCTAGCTATATATTCTAAAAAAAACATATTTGCTGGAACTTCTTCCATACTAAACTTAGTAAGACCATGCAATGATCCTTTAGATCCTTTGCCATCGGTAGTTCCTGATATATCATAGCTATCACAGCCAAAAGCGCCAATATGTTCGTTTGCGGGATATTTAACTCCATTTTTATTTATTACTTTATTTTGTAATCTTACCGGTGGTACCCAGCTAACATTAAATCTACCATCTATATTCGGTATAAATTCTACTTGCGAGTCTTTAATCCCATTTTTCCAATTAAAACTTCCTTTAGTAACCAAAGCTTGGTATTTAATTTCTTCATTGTAGTCAACTTGGTCGTAAATGCGAGCAAGATTAAATATGCTATTCCTAGTTTCATCGCGGAAAGCGTGTTCTTCAGTTCTCGGAAATTGTCTGTAAAATTCATTTAACGCGTCCTGATCTCCTTTTAAACCTTCAACTTCATTTTCCCAATGCTCGATAACTCCGACATCAATGTATTGGCCATAGTTGTCTTTAATAGGTTCTTTTGGTGTGTTGAATACAGGTAATCCATAAGAATCAATGAATCCCTCGAAGTTCCATTCCATAGGTATGAACAAACTATATAGTCCCGAGCGAGTCTGTCCATTGCGGTTTCTTTTTGTAACATCTGAATCATTATATAGTTTTTTAAAGTTTTCACCACCCTTGTCTAATGAATTACTAGTTGAACCCATCATACATTTACCTATAACTCTTGAACCTAATCTTAATGTTGTTTTAGTTACACGCCAGTTATTTAATATATTTTCTGGTCTTTCCCATTTACCAGCTTCATCATGCACAAGTAACGCAAGCTTCTCACCATCATAACTATTGTCACCAGTATTTTTCCAGTCTATAGTTGTATCAAGGCCCTCAAGCTCTTCGCTTTTTTGTTTTGATAATAACTTTTTTCTAGTAAACTTAGATGCAGGAACACGAAACGCTAATTCAGTTTTAGGTCGATCCATTCCATCTTGTATTGGTTTAAAAAAGAAAGGATAGTTGACGGATATTGGTACAACTTTATCGGTAAACATTTTTTTTGCATCTCCACCGGATTTGGATAATATTCCATATCTTGAGTCTGAACTAATTGTAGCTAAATTAACTGTTTCTGATGAAGCCATAAAACTAAATCCAGATCTACGATTTTTAAGATAACACATTCCATAGCATCTTGTATCTGCCTTACAAGCTTCCCAAAATATAAAAAATAATCTATTTGCTTCCCTAAATTCTGGTTTGCCAACGTCAATTTTAGTCCACTGCAAATACATATAATGTGTACCAGTAATATAAGTGGGAACATCTTTATTACTAAACCAATAGCCGTACTCTCTTTTATTAAATTCTTCGTTTATGTACTCGTGCCATTTATTTTGAAAATCTATTGGCAAATCTCTCCATTGAAATATATTTTTTATTCTTTGAAGCTCTTTTGGATATTCTTGAACTTCCCATTTATTATTTCCTTTAAAAACATTTTTTGCTTTTGGCAAAGCTATTTTTAAATTTTGTATGTTATATATTTCACCTATTTCGCCAGTTTTACTTATAACTATAATATCATGTTCTTTATTATAGCCATACTGCCACTTTTTAGATTTATTAAGTCTTTTAATGGTATTTATTTTTATAGGCTCAATAACCTTATATAAATCTTGCTTATACATTATTTGGATCTTCTTTCAGCAAAACCTTTAAAAGTATCTATTTTTTTTTCTAATGGTTTATTTTCTAAAATAGCCTTTTCTTCTTCAAGACGATTTAATATTTCAAAAGCATCAAATATAGCTAATTTTTTGGTAGCCGCTGCATTTTTTAATCTATCAGCTGAAACATCATCTTCTGTTTCAACAATAGGTTCTTTTGCAACTTTTATAAGCTCTTTTACAGCTTTATGCCCAGCTTGGATTATATTCTTTTTCGTTTCCTTGACGTTCATATTTAATACATATTGAATTATTTAATACTCTATATAATCTTTCGCCGTCAATAATAAACTCATATTCACTGCTTGGCGTAAAACCAACTAAATCTTCTTTTTCAATATGATTAATTTTTTTATCAATATATTTAGCAATACCTATAAAAGGTATTTCTTTATTATTTGAAAACATATCATTAGATACAATTGGTTTAATAAAACAATATCCATCTGGTGCATACCATTTATTATTTCTTTTATATAAAAATATTTGATCTGGCCTGACTAAATACATATTTTCTTTAAAATAGCTTCTGCTATTTTTTTCTATTCCGTATTGATCATACCATCTTCTAAAAACATTATGATGTAAAATTACTTCATCATTTGGTTTTATTTCGCCATCATATGACTTAGGTATTGATGCTACTACTCCAGTACGACTAACATATCGATGATCAGAGATTTCTGTATTTAACAGTAACTCTGAATCATCAATATATTTTTTATTATCGTAACGTTCGTTTTTTGGAGTAATTATAAAATCAAATAAGCTTTGCATTAATATTCTAAATTATATTCTACTGCTATAGCCATATTTTTATTAAAATCTTTCCACGGTAATACTTCTTTATTTTTTTCAATATAAATAGAAAATTTATCATCTTTTTCAACAATATCACATATTTTATGACCGCCGTAGACTTCTTGTCCTACAGCATAGTGCATTGCATCATTTTTGTAATCTCTACCTATACTAATTTTTCTTACCAGTGACATGATTTTATTTTACTTCTTCTGGTTGTACTTCTTCTGGTATTTCTTGGTAAGTTCCATCTTGCA